CCACTTCCCGCAACACTTATCTCTTTGACTTGGGAAGGGGACTATTCACCCAAATACTACAAGAATGTCTAAGTACATTTACCCACTTACTAATGAGGTCGCTATACATGTGGCCTCTAATTTGCGCCCTGAAGACCGTAGGGAGTGCACAGAGGGACATGGTCACAATCCTTTGGTTGCGCTTCTTGCAGGGGCTTCTAGTGGCTACTCAGCAGCATTTAAAATGCCTAACGGTAAGTGGGGTGCTGCTGGAGGAGTAGGTCCCGAGAACGGGATCTGGATGCTATGCACTCCTGAAATACACAACTATCCAAAGACCTTTGCTCGTGAATGTAAACGTCTTGTTAACAGTAGACCAGAGAAGATGCTGTGGAACATATGCGATAAACGCAATATAGTTCATCTAAAGCTTCTTCGATTCCTTGGATTTAAGTTTCTTCGTGAAGTAACTCATGGTCCTAACAACTTAACCTTTATAGAATTTTGCCGTGTGCGAACCAGTTAGCTTAGGTCTTATGGCCGCCGGTCAGGCATTCAGTGCCTTTGGTGGACTTAAGGCTGCATCGGATGAAAAGACTGCAGCAGTCAATGATTATAAAAGACAACTAGGAATACGCCGAGTTAAATGGGACGGGCAACGTGCTTTGTATGGAACTCGTGTCGCTGAATATGAAACACAAATTGCTGAAAATGCTCTTTCTGCTAGCCGTGCTTATGCAGACGAACAGAGTCGTTTGAATGATCTTTTTAGCCAAGCATCTGCTGAAGCACAAGAATCATTTGCTCAGCTTGCTGAAAATCAAAAGTATTTTGGCTCGGGTAAAAGTGCAGATAGATTAGAAGCAAGAAACCTTGCTAAGTTTGGTAGGAATCAAGCTATGATAGCTTCCAATTTAATCCGTGCTCGTGAAAGTACAGAAAGAAATATTGATAATGTAAGAGATCGTTTGCGTTCTACTAATCGCAACGCATACTCTAAGGTTCAATTTAAACCGCAACCTGGTTTTGCGCCTGTCAAACCGAATACCGATATGACTGCAGCTAATATGCAATTCCTTGGTGGTATTGCTTCAGCAGCATCTTCTGGTATTGGTGCCTATAACAGTTTAAAAGCACCTGACATTGGTTCGTTTGGAGGTACATCTAATGGTTTTTTCAAACCCAATAATATAGATTTTACTTCTTCAATGGACTTTGGTAGTTATGGAAAAGTTCCTAGTTCTTTTAGCTTTACTAATCCATGACTTCATCTTTTCAATCATTTAATAGAGGCGGTCAATTTCAGTCGAGTCAAGTTGACCTCGGTTCCCAACAGCAGGAACAAGTTAATCAACAAAATGTACAAGATTTAGAACGTAATTCAGAGGCACAATATAAACGTGATTTAAAGGCAGCTAGTGATACTGAAAAAGCTGCACAGGGTCTTGCTCAGTTTTCTACCTCTCTGTCCAAAATTCTTATCAACAGGCAGGAGAAAGAAAACGAAAAACAAATGCTTGAGGGTATGCGTGAGTATTGGTTCAATGGAGCTACTGAAGAAGAGACTGTATCCTTTCGTGCAGATGAGACTGCTCTTGCTGAGGCACGGGCTGCTGGTGATAAAGCTGCTGGTGACTACGAACAAAGTGGAGGCGATGTCTTTGTAGCCGAAGGTATCCGTAACTTATCTGGTTGGAAAGCATACGGTTTTGCTAAAGCAATGTTGACTCAAGCTGGAGCTAGTTACGGAACGTACTTCACCCAGAAGGGAGAAGAATTTGGCATAAATGAAACGTCTGATCCTCGTGAACGAGCTGCTATTGAACAGCAGATCCGTGAGGACTACATGATGCAGTACGCGGAAATGAATCCGTTACTCTTGCATGAGCACTTGTTTCCATCAATGCGGAAATTTGAGCAGGCTGAACAGCTTGCTTATGCTAATAGACAAGCAAAACTTTTCCAAAAGAATAGAGAACTTGCCAGGAAACAAGATCTATATTCAACCTTTGCTTCATCAAGTCCTGAAGAAACAGCAGCTAATATTCTTACCTGGGTAGATAATCACAAAGGTCAGTTTGGTGGTGATTCAAAAGTAACCTTTGCGGCTGCTGCAGATTTAATCCGTTCAGGTCTTTCTGATGGTTCTATTGACCCCAGTGGTTTTCTCAATGCTCTTAATGCCAATGTCACTCGTCGTGATGGTACGGTCCTTCCCCTTGGTGAATTTAGGTCTAATGATCTTGCTACATTAGAGCAAGCTGCACGTTCTGCACTTAGCTCAAAGTTAGGTAGAGATATTGAATTTCAAAAGAACGAAGATCGTTTGTCTTATATTCAAGCGCGAGATGAATGGAATGCTAGTGACCGATCTGAAGAGGCACTCCAAGCTATCAGAGCTAAATACCGTTTTAATGATCCCCAGTACCAAGCAACAATTGGTTCGTGGGTTAGCAATGAAGATTATGATGATCAGTTAATTGTCAGTGATATTGAGCAACGACTTAATGCTGGTCTTGATGTGCCACTAGATTTTGTTAATCGTATTAGTGACGCAACTATCCGAGCACAACAGTTGGAAGCTGTTACCAATAATGATAAAGTATCACCACCTGAGTCTGTATTAGAAGAACATACCGCAGAAATTGAAGCAGCAGTAAAAGATGCTACTGGCACATTTGAGTATGACAGTTTACAAAATATTTATGCTCGACAAAATGCACTTGCTGAATATCGTGCTCGCTATAAGAAATATCGAGACAAAGGAATAGCAGTAAATGAAGCTGCTGAGCTAGCTGCTGAGGAAGTGGTCAAAATGATCCCCGAGCAATTCCAAGATCCAGATAGCAAACTGTTTCAACGTCCTGAATTTAAACGTCAGACAGAAAACATCACTATGTTTAAGGATCTTGCTCAGCGTGCTGCTGATGGCAAGCTTGACTTTGATTCAAAGATTGAAGGTGTTAACGATCAGGTACGGCAACTAAATGACGCATTAAAAGGTAAACGTGGTATCCCAGATTTCTGGCGTACTCTCGCTGATGACCATGGTGTTGATGTCTACAAGCTTATTGACACACAACTCCGGGCGTACGGATACGAGGGTTATAACGCTCCCAAAACATATTCAGACATCGAACAGTATCCGCCAGCTACACGGCGTCTGATTCAATTCCATAAAACTGATTCGCGTGAATTGAGAGCGGCTGCTACTCAAGAAAATGCTCGTTGGTTCTTGGATTCAATTGCATCAGTAGAGTCTCGTACATCTGGAGATTACAACGCATTTAATCTTGGTGGTACGAATGGCGGTCATACTGCTATTGGCAGTGGTGATAGCTCTACAGATTTAGATAAACCAATTACATCAATGACTATTGGTGAAATTAAACAACGTCATGCAGAAGGCACTATCCATGCTGTAGGCCGTTACCAGTTTATTGCTCCAACATTTTTGGAGACAGCAAACCTTATTGGACTTGATGATGATCAAGTTTTTGACGACAAGACACAAGACCTGTTTGCTTTAACTAGAGCAGCAGTTCGTATTAGAGAAATGAACGGCGGTTCAGTAGCTGGCCTCTCTGCGGAGTGGATTGGGCTTAACAGACTGCCTGCCGGTCAAGTACAACAGATGGTTGCGTTCGGTATGAACCTACCACCTTATAGACAATTACACATGTTGCTCCCAGGCGTTGCTAAGGCAACACTGAAACCGAACTAACTATGGATGAAATTACTAGCCCTACAGAAGATAGGCTAGTCGATAAGTACACGCAAGAACTTGAAGAAGCTAATAAGTACAACGAATCTTTGGAGCAACCTGTTGCTACTGAACAACCTGAAGAGGTAGATAAGTTCAGTGACATCGGAGATGTTGCTCGTGAGATTGGTAGTGCTGTGGTTGGCGGTCTACAACAGACCGGGTCCGACCTTGTAACTCTTCCTGAGCGTGCTATCGACATGGCTCGCGGCGAAGACGTTGGTGGTGAGGAATATCGTCCTGACACTGACATCTTTGGCGCATTTGAAAACCCTATCGAGACACGTACTTGGTGGGGTGGTGTCCTGAAGACACTTGTTAATTATGGAACACTCGCTTTCGTACCAATTCCTGGTGCACGTATTGGCAAGGTAGCTAGTGCTACTACCAAACTTGGATCAATTGGCCGTGGTGCACTTGTGGGAGCAAAGGTTGACTTGATCGCCTCTGGATCACAAGAGGAGAACGCATCAGCAGTTATTCAAGAAGCTATACAACAACACTACCCACAGATACAAATACCTCTAGCTACTAAAGACACTGATCACCCTGCCATGAAGACGTTGAAGAACGTCGTGGAGGGTATGGGTATTGGTGCTGTTGTTGATGGCCTAGCCATTGGCATCAAAGGTCTTAAGGGTGCTGACGAAGCCGTTAAACGATCTAAAAGTATTGAAGAACAAACTGTTCAAAAAGGCATTGCTGAAGTAGCTGAATCACCTGCGGAGATGCGTGGTCATGCCAACAAACCTGTGGCTGACTCACCTCAAGGATCACCCACTTCTAATGCTTCTGCTGGTGACGTAAACAAACAACTCTCTCGTACCCGTAATGAACTTGGTGCTGAAGGTGGTTCTACCGACTCATTGACTCGTCCACTTGAACTTGACCGTATAGGCAAAGGCAACCCAGAGCTTGCGGCTAAAGAAGTCAAGCGGATCATGGAAGAGTTTTCTACTACTGACTATGTACAGAAAGAAGTAGCCAAAGCTAAGGAGATGGGTGTACCACTTCATGAGGTGTGGTCTGATTCGACTGCTTCAATGAAAGAAATGTTTGAAGGTCGCCTTCGTACTGATCTCACATCCCGTGAATGGGCGGATGATTTTTATAAGCAAGGTATTAAACGCAAAGTCAAGATTGAAGATGGTAGTCTTCAAGAAATTGAAATCATGGATCCAAACATGATTCCTGCTGCTGACCTGCTTAAAGGTTCGTTGCTAAAAGAGATTCGTGATTTAGGTGTTGCTGGTCGTGAACTTCAAGACCTTTATGACCTTGGTGATACCGATGGGCCTGCTAAAGCACTGTTCGATAAGTTTGCATCTCTAGTAGCTATTACAAAACAGTCCCGCTTCTTCACTGGTTATGACCTCAACTCAATGAAGGGTATTGATGGTACTCCTAAAAAGGCTGACTTTCAAAAATCAGTTAACGAGGAAGTTCAAAAATCTATTGATGCGTTTCGGACTGCATTTCAAATGGCAGGTGAGAGTGGTGATAATGAGCTTTTTAAAGCGTATATGGAAACAGCTTCTATGCTTGAAGATGTTACCAATCTAAATGATTTGGATAATTTTTTCCGTAAGAAATTACGTGGTGGAGAGTTTAACGGTAAGAAGAAAACTGGTGAACTTGTTAGAGAACTAGAAGGAGTAATGATCCATAGCGTCTTGAGTGGCCCTAAAACTCCTGTCAGAGCAATCATGGGTACAGCCTCTGCTGCATATCTTCGGCCTATGGCTACTGCTCTTGGAGCAACCATGACCGGTGATGTCGTTACACGTAAAGCATCGTTAGCCGCACTTAACGGTATGGTGCAAATGATTCCTGAGGCTTTTACTTTATTTAAAACTAAGCTATATGGTTACTTTAGTGGTGATATAGCAACGATTAAATCACGTTATGTTGAACGTACTAAAGCTGATCAACAGTGGAAATTATATGGTGATTGGGCTGAGAAACGTGGTACTGATTCTGATAAAGCTGTATTCCGTTTTGCCAACATGGCGCGGAACATGAACGATAGCAACCTCCTGACATATTCAACAAAGATTATGGCAGCTACTGATGATGTGTTTGGTCATATCCTTGCTCGTGGAAAGATGCGTGAGCGTGCAATGCGTGAAGCTCTTGAACAGGCAAGTAAGGGTGACATTACTGAGATCACTCCTGCAATTCTAAAGAAAGCAGAAGATAAATTCTCTTCTCAAATATTGGATGCTGAAGGTAATATTGTTGATGATGCAGTTAAATTTGCCAAACGTGAATCTACGTTGACACAGGATCTAGAAGGTTTTTCTAAAGGGCTGGAAACTTTGTTTAACCAAAACCCTTGGGCTAAACCCTTTTTCCTGTTTGCTCGTACTGGTGTTAATGGTCTACAACTGACTGCTAAATATACTCCTGGTTTTAATTTTTTAGTTAAGGAATTTAATGATATTGCACGTGCATCTCTCAAAGAAGTTGAAGCGGGCAACTTAACTAAGTACGGCATCAGTACCTTTGAGGAGCTGCAAAACGCAAAGGCTTTGCAACGGGGTCGTCTTGCTATGGGTTCAGCAGTTATCACCATGGCTTCCATGATGTGGATGTCAGGCAACATGACTGGTGATGGTCCTACTGACCGACAGATGCGTCAGTCATGGGTTGATGCTGGATGGAAGCCTCGGACTTTCACTCTTGGTGGGGTTGAGGTTGGCTATGAAGCCTTTGAACCTTTCAACCAAATTATGTCTACTGTCTCCAACATTGGAGATCACAGCTTGTTGATGGGCGACGAATGGACTCAGGATCAACTGTTAAAAGTTGCCATGGTTGTTGGACAGAGTGCCGCAAGTAAAAGCTATTTGGCTGGTCTTCAGCAATTTGTTGACCTTTTCTCCGGTCAACCTGGACAACACAACAGAATCATTGCAAGTCTGATGAACAATACGCTGCCTATGTCTTCTTTAAGAAACGAGATTGGCAAGTTATTTACACCACACATGCGTGAGTTAGATACAGGCATAGTTGACTCTATTCGTAATCGTAATTTGATTTCTGAAAAGCTTAGCGATGAGCCTTTGCCGATCAAATACGATATGTTAAATGGTCAACCCATACGGGATTATGACTTTGTAACGAGAGCATGGAATATGTTCTCCCCTATTCAATTTAATTTCGATCAGGGTCCTGGTCGTAAAATGCTTTTCCGTAGTAACTACGATGCTCGTCTATCAGTTTATTACGCTCCTGATAATACTAATCTTTCTAAACTTCCTGGTGTACGTTCCAAGTTTATGAAAGCCATTGGAGATCAAAACCTTGAGGCTGAGTTAAATCGTCTAGCTACCGATCCTCGGATGCAAGCGAGTATTAGAAAGATGGAAAAGGATCGCAACAGCGGTAACCGTGATTACGAACCGATGAAGGCTTACTACCACACTAAGGTTATTCAGAAACTATTTGACACCGCTCGTAAACGAGCTTGGGCAATCATAAGTAATGAACCTGATGTGCAAGCCGCTATTGCTGAGTCACGTCAAAGTCGTATTGAGAACCGACAAAGTCAGAAAGATACTACATACGGATCTATTCTAAACATTCCTAAGTAATGGCAACAACATTAACAACTGAACATTCTTTTACGGGTGATGGCTCCACCACTAATTACTCGGTTACATTTACATATTTGAAAGAAGCGGATGTCAAGGTAACACTTGATCATCTTGCTACAACTGCATATTCTTTTGCCAACGCTTCAACCATCCAATTTAATACAGCTCCTACCAGTGGAGCTAAGATTCGTATCTATCGTGATACGGATGTAGATGCTGCTCGATTTAGTTTTTCCTCGGGCAATTCTTTAAAGTCTGGTGAGTTAAATGAAAACCTTGATCAACTTTTGTATGCCGATCAAGAGTTAATTAGTGAGGAAGGGCTTGCTAATGAAAGCGTCTCTACTCCTAAGTTGCGTGATGCTGGTGTTCTTACCAGTAAGATTGGAGATAGTGCTGTAACTACAGCAAAAATTGCTGACCTTAATGTTACTACAGCTAAGATTAATGATAGTGCAGTAACTACAGCTAAGATCAACGATGCTGCTGTAACTAATGTCAAGCTTGCTGATAACTCAGTTAGTCTTGCCAAGATGCAGGACAACTCTGTTGATACTCCTGAGCTTGTAGACAATGCAGTTACGACTGCCAAGATTACTGATCTTAATGTAACTACAGCCAAGATTAATGATCTTGCTGTTACTACAGGTAAGCTTGCTGCTGACGCTGTTACTACAGTTAAAGTTATTGATGACGCAATAACTGAGCCTAAGCTTGCTGCTAAC